GTACTGCGTTCGCTGCTTCCATGTTTTTTCCTTTTCGGTTCCACCGGCTAACTGGCGGGACGGCACCTAACACAGCGTTCAACGCGGACCTTCGCAAGCTGCGCTTGCTCGGCCCGTTAACTCAGCGTTATGTGTATGTGCCATCGCCAGATCGATCGCCTCGTCAAATGACACCATCCCGCCAACGCAGGTCGTGGACACCAGCGTCGGCAATTCCCATTTCAGGCGTGTGTCAGGGCAAATTTCGCTGGCAAATCCCCGTGGGTTCAGTGGTGTTTCGCCAATGTGGTCGCGCAACCAGCGGTAGCGTTTGACGTCATCGCCCGCATCTTGCCGCCACTGTTTTTCAACCATCACGCTGCGGTGCAGTCGCTCAAGCTCCGCAATGGCATCATCAATCAGGTCTGCGGCTTCGTCGGCACAGTTCTCGCCACTACGTAGGCGGGCGGCTATTTCCTCAAGTGCCGCAATGTCCATTCGTTTCTCCAGTCCACATAACACAGCGGTCGATTCTGTCCTTTCTTCGGGGGAACCGTAGCTGGCGGCCGGTTCTATTCAGCGTTGGCATCCCCCGCCAACCGATACCAAAACATCTTCCCCATTTTCCGCCTCTCGACCCCCTGGCCCAACAGCGGCCGCAGGATTTGCGCAATGGTGATCTCATTTAAATCCAGCGCCTCGCCGATGGCGCAGCAGGTCGTCTCCCCCATCGCCAGGATTTCCAGCGCCGCGGCCCGGGTCGCGTCCCCTCTCGCTCGATTGATCGCCGCCGCCATGTCGATGCCGGCCTGCTGCTGCGGGCTGGGCGCCGGCTTGCGCGATAGGGTCTCCGGGATGGCGATCGTACCCAGGAGCATCGCCGCAAAATAGTCATGCTCGTCGCCGCCGCCCGCCGCCCGGAACGATTCCGGGCGCGGGGGCGCAACGGCCGCAGCCCCGGCCTGGTGGGTCAAACAGGAGACGACCGGTCTGCGGCTGCCGCGGTTACTGCCCGCACCGTCGGCTGGCGGGGTGGAACATGGGGGCGCTTTGCGGGCGGCGGCCCGCAGCGCGGGCGCCGAAAATCCGGCAAAAGCGTCGGCGATCCGATAGCGTCGGCCTTTGCCGGCCCCTTCCAGGATGACGACGCCGGCTTGGCGGGCTCGCCGCATGACGGCGGAGACCTCATTCGAGGCCACGCCCATGGCGCGAGCCAATTCGCCTGCCGCGGCCGCGCCATGGGTCTTGAGATAGGCGACGCCCACCGCTGCGGCGCTCATGCCGCTGCCCCTTCGGTCCGCGAATCGAAGGAATCCAGAGCGGTTTTAAGCTCTTCGTCCGTCAGCGCGGCGGCGTGGGCGATGGCGGTGGCCATCAGATTGTTGACGCAGTCGTCGTCGGTCTCGCCGGGGTAAAACGCCTGGATTCTCCGGATCAGCCCTTCCAGGACGTCCGCATCAAAAGGCGCGAGCGTGACCTCGATGATCGGCCAGGGCCGCGACCCCTCCGGCAAGCGGTGCCCGGTCAGGCCCGCCAGCGCCTGCCGCAGGCGGCCTGCGATCCCCCGCGTCCGGCTACTCTCCCGGGCGAGGCGCTCGGCCTGGTATTCGATTTGATCCAGCGTTGCCGGGAGGGCAAGGCGGGCGGTTTCCCGCGCCGCGGCGGTGCATTCTTCGGTCCAGTCATCCATGGAATTCATCCTCCGGCCGCTCGGTAAAGCTGAGGCAACGAGCGATGATGAGGATTCCCCACCCCCAGGCGATGACGCCGGCCAGGATAGCCACCCAGGGGGCGAGGTCGTAAAACGTCGACATGTCAATCCTCCAGGCAGCAGGAAAAGATGGGGTGAGATTCGACCCGGATCGCCGTCGCGACGCGGGCATTCCACAGCCGCACGGCGTCCGCCAGCCCGTCCCGGCTGACCGGACCCTGGGCGCCGCAACCCGGGCAGCCGAGAGCCCAGACGCCGGGCTTGACATCGTCGGCGGTGACCTGGGCGCGCCCGCAGAACGGGCAAGCCGATGGCCCGCGGGTCATGCCAGCCTCCAGGACGGCCGCTTGTGGGGCGGCAGCAGGGCGGCATAGGCGTCGATGGCCTGCCTCCGGGCCTGCCGCGCCCGGGTGCGGCTGATTTCGATCCGCTGGCGCAGCCAGGGATCGGCGACGCAGGCCAGGCACTCGGTGCAGCCGTCGATGTGCGCCTCATGGGCGCGGATGATGAGCCAGAGCTTGACCCGTAGGAGCAGGGGGATCATGCCTGCGCCTCCCGGTTGGAGAGAGACTCTTTGAGGATTACCGCCCCGCTGGGCAGGGTGCTGCGCAGCATGGAGCCCGCCGGCATGAGTGCCGGCGCGTCGAGGGCCTGCAGCCCGTGGTCCTCATCCGGAAAAATGGGGTAATAGGGCGGCTTGCCCCGTAGCCCGAAGGTGGCGCGCAGCGCCTGGTACGGCATGCACCGGTACATGATTTCCCCCTAGATCAATGCGGGCTGGATCGGCGCCCGCTCCCCGTGCTGCTGCCAATCGCTCACCCGCAGCGCCAGGGCGATGCGGATGGCCCGGATGCCCATGGCCTGCGCGAACGAGATCCCGAGCAGCGCCAGACCGGTATCCCGGTAAGCGCGGCGGAGGAGGGTTTCGGTTTGGGTCATGGTGGCGTTCGGACTTGATAACAACCATGGTTACATAAAACGATAAAAAACGCAACCATGGTTACACCACTGGCGAAAAAAAACCGGCAATGCCGAGTAAATGGGGAACGCCAAAAGTAAAAACCCCGCCAGAAGCGGGCTTATCAGGATGCCAAGCAGGAACCACCCGAAGCCGCTCCGTCCCCGGCGAAAGGCCGCGTAGCCGATCACAACCGCAAAAAAGACCCAGATGAAAATTTCGATCATCGCCGGTCGTTCCTTAGACGCTATTTAGACCGCCCTGTGCGTTGCGCAGCCTCCGGCGCAACGGTAAGCGTCGAAAATGGCGGCGGTTTCCCGGCGACGGTGGAGATCACCCGACCATCCCGCGTGAGTCCTGTCAAGTGCAATCGCACGTCATAGGCAAACCATGGTTTGCAAAAAAAGTAAAACCATGGTTACACTATTGTCCATGTGTAAACATCCCGACTCTGAAATCATCGATCGTCTGGGCGGCAATCGCCCGGTCGCCGAAGACTGCGAGATCACCTCGCAGTACGTCACAAAGTGGCGGCGGACTGGTATCCCCAGCATCTACCGCCGCTACCTCAATCTCAAATATCCGGCGGCGTTTGTCGACGCCCAATCCGATCAACGGGCCGCCTGACATGCCCACCGAGTTGTCTCCCTACTGTCCCACCTTTCCCCCGGCCGCGTGGTCGGGGGCTTTTTTTGGTGCCCGCCGGCAGTCTCTTTTTTTTCCTCGTTTTTGTCTGTCCGCGCCTGTCCGTGATTCTCGGACGGCCGCGGAATAGGGGGTCGAAATGCAGCTCAGTCTCCATCACGAATCCATCGTCGACGCCCTCCGCGAGGTCGTCCAGGCGGCCGGAGGCCCGAAAAAGGTCGGCGCCGCCATGTACCCTGAGAAGACCGCGGAAGATGCCGCCGGCCGAATCCGCGATTGTCTCAACCCGGATCGGCGCGAGCATTTCACGCCCGAGCAGGTCACTTACCTGGTGCGACTGGGCCGCGGTATCGGCTGCCACGCGCTCATGACCTACCTGTCCCGCAGCGGCGGTTACGCCGACCCCCAACCCATCGAACCGGAAGACGAGGTCGCCCGCCTGCAGCGCGAATTCATCGAGGCGACCAAGAACCTCGGCAGCCTCGCCGCCAAGATCGAGGCCATTCAATCCACGACGCTCCGCCGGGTGTCGTGATGACCGGCATTTTCGAGCGCCGCCATGGCTGACCGCATGCTCCCCTACCGAAAAATGTCCGGCCGCCTGGCGCGGCTGACCGCGCCCCAGGCCGTATTCAAACTGCCCGGGGGAGGGCTGGACTGTTGCCCCGTCGATTCCCCGCGCTTTAGCGCACTGTCCGCATCGCCGGAATGGTCGTCTCGCGTCCTGGGCGTCTTCTCGCCCGGGGTGTCCGCCGCGGCGCTCGCTGCGGAGGCCCGCGCATGAGGCCGCTGGCCTATGGCAACGATGTCATGGAGCGCCGCGCCCGCGGTGAGCGGGTGGGGCTTCTGGTCGTCGCGGTCCACGACTGGGATGCCGGGCAGTGGTACGCCGGGCGCCCTGAGGTATGCCGGGTCGTCCTGCCGTCCGATCTGCCCATCGAGGCGGCCGACTGGACGATTGCGCTGGCCGCCGACGTTCTCGTCTGCGGTCGCTGCGATGAGCGCTTGTTCTATGCGGTCTGCAGCGCCCTGGCTCGCGCCGGGGCGGCATCGGTATGGGGCGATTTTGACGATGGATTCTGGTCGCTTGAGCCTCTCCGAAAATCCTGGGTGGCGCTCGAAGGCCCCTATCCGGTCCAGCGCTTCGGCGCCGCCCTGCGCCGCCATCGGGACGCCATGATTCTCCTGCGCCGCGGGATGTACGGATCGCGCGTCTATGACGCCGCGCGGGCCGCGCTGGCGGCTCCCATCCTGGAGGCCTGCGCATGATGGGGGACCCGGTCGATGAGGCCATCGCCGCCGCCCAAGCCCAGGCTTTCGCCGCCAAAAAGGCGGCGCCCAACGTTGTTCCCTTGCGCGGTATCGCATCGATCCCCTCGGGGCCGGTCTGCGAGCCATTGGCAAGCTTTCTCGATGCGGGCGACGCGCCGGTCTGGGTCATCCAGGAGATCATCCAGCAAAGCTACGTCTATGCCCTCACGGCGCCGACCAATCACGGCAAGACCGCGGTATCCATGGTCATCGCCCTCGCGGTGGCGTCAGGACAGGCTTTTGTCGGGCGCAAGGTCCGCCCGGGGCGGGTGCTCATTCTCTGCGGCGAAAACCAGGATGGATTCCGCCTGCGCCTGATCGCCACCCTACGCCAGATGGAGATCGACGTCGCCGACCTCGCCGGCCGCGTCTGGGTGCTCTCCCATACCACGGGGCTGGCCTACATCCTCGAGCAGATCAAAAAAGACGCCGAGACCATGGGCGAGCTGTCCCTGGTCCTCGTCGATACCTCGGTCAGCTTTTTCACCGGGGACAACGAAAACGACAACCAACAAGCCTACGCCCACGCGCGGGATTTGCGGGAACTGTCGCTCCTGCCTGGCAAGCCGGCGGTCATCGTCAATTGCCATCCGTCCTCGTCGGCGGGCAAAGACATGACCCGTGAGAGTTGTGTTCCGCGCGGCGGATCGGCCTTTCTGAACGAGATCGACACCAACCTGTTCGTCTGGTCCGACGGCCAGACGGCGGAAATGCACTGGATCCGCAAAAAACGGGGGCCTGATTTCGCGCCCATCCTGTGGGAATTCAGGGAGTCCAGCGTTGAGTGGCACGGGGAGTCCGTCCCCGCCGTCGTCGCCGTCCCCATCACGGAAGAGAGAGAAAAGCAGATTCGCGATAAGAAGATGGAGGCGGAGTGTCGGTTCATGTACGCCATGCTGCGCACCCCCCGAGGCACCATCCGTGAATGGTGCCTCGACGCCGGGTTCGTCCTGCGCACCGGCGCCAACGCGGGTGGTCCGCATGTGAGCTTCGGCCATCGCGTCCTGGAGCGCCTCAAGGAATACAAGCTCGCCGAGCGCACCCGGCGAGAAGGCTGGGTGCTGACCGAAAAAGGGAAGGGGGAAGCCCGTGCCATAGAGTGATCGGACCCGCATTCCAATCGCCGCCGCATGAGGTAGGGGCAGAAGCCCCGGAATAGGCGACCTAACCAGTAAACCGGACCCGATGGAGCCCGTGACACCTGGAGGGACCAGGGAGTTAACCCCCATAAAAAGCAACAAGAGCCAAGGGGCGGCCCTAACCAAGACGATGAGCGGCGCATTAGGCGACTGGAACAAAGCGGAACAAAGCGGAACGCAACGGAACAGGACCGGCAAAAGCCGTGCCGCGTTAGTGGTTTATCTAAAAAACATGAATGGAACATGATGGAACGTCAGCGGCTCGATGATCGATTGGCAGCACCAAGCCCCCGCTTTTCCGGGGGTCGGCAACCGGGGAATTCCCTAACCCCTCCCCCCCCTAAGGGGGGAGAGGGGGTTAGGGAAAGCCATTCCCCGGAGCCGGTCCGGGAGCGAGCAGAGATTGCGGCGATGATCCGGTGCAATTTCCCGGTCTGCGTCGCCTTTGCCGACTCCGTCCGCGCCGTCTTCCCCGATGCCCGCCTGACCTACGCCAGCGAGAACGGAAGAGAGATAGGGGAGCGCGGTCCGGATGGCGTTCAGCCAGTCGTTTCGCTGCCTCAGAAGAGGCGAAAGGAAGAATGGTGGCGCTGACAATCGGCGTGGAGATCAAAGGCCTCGATGCTATCAGGGCGTCGCTGAACGGCATGGGCAAACAGGTCAACTTTGCCACGGCGAAAGCCCTGACCCGCACAGCGCATGCGGTCAATCGTGGCGTCCAGGACGCTATGCGTTCAACTTTCAAGGGCGGCGCAACTCCTTACTCGCTGCGCGCCATGCGCGTCAAGGCGGCGACTAGGGAGAACCTTTCTGCCATCGTCGCCCTGCGCGACGATGCGCCGGGCAAGGGAACGCCCTGGTCCAAGGCACTAGGCCACCTGTTCAACGGTGGGCCTCGGGCATGGAAGCGTATGGAGGGCGCATTCCGTCGTATCGGTGTGCTTCCTCAGGGCCAGATCATGGTGCCAGGCAGCGCCTGCCCCCTGGATGGCTACGGAAACCCACCGAGATCCCTGATCGTTCAACTCATCGCCTATTTCAACGCCTTCAATCAGCAAGGATTCCGCGCCAACATGACCGACAAGCGCCGCGCCAACCTGGCCGGGAAACGAGGCGCAAAGATCACCGGAGTCGAGTACTTCATCAGCCGCGGCCCCGGCATGTGGTACGGCAGGCAGCAACGCCTCCCCGCAGGTATCTGGTCAAGGACGGGAACGCACGGATCAGACATCAAGCCGGTCTTCATGTTCGTCAATGCGGGCAGCTACCGCAAACTAATAGACCTGGAACGCATCGCGCGATCAATCGTTGCGAAGGTCTGGGACGTCGAGTTCACCGCCGCCATGGCCGAAGCCATGAGGACGGCCAGATGAGAATTCACGGGTCCTCCCTAGAGCCTCCCCACACGGGTAATGCGAAC